GCATCCGGATCGGGGAGTGTTCTACAGGACCATCGCTGACAGAGCTGTTCCATAGTTACAGTTTGATCAGGCCAAAAAGGCACATCATTCTCTATAACTTCGAATTGTCGGCTAGGTTGAATCTTAGCAAAAGACTTAAGTGAAGTCTGCATCTCGGCAGCTTCAATTTGCTCTTTTTGATATTGAGGGCACTTTGGTGAATAAAACTTAAAGTCATCACAAGCGTTCCTAAATGCCAAAAACTTAAGCACAGGCATTGTATCTCCTGCAGCTTGAGGAGCAGCGTACGTAAATAATCGTACATAAGGACGTTCACCGGGACCAGCCGTGTCATTAACTGACACGTCTTGAGTGAACTGATAAGGGTTGGTGTAAAGATAAGGCACTAATATCTTATGAATAGTAGTCCCCTTCACTTCTATAACCTCAACCACAATATCACCGACGTTACCGCCAGTGTCAGTGTAGGACAAGGAAATACCAACTTTTTGAGTGACCAAAGGAGACGAAATAAACATAATCGTGTATTCAAATGAACCTCGCCACATTCTAAAAAAACGTGAGGCAAAGTCCAAACGACTACACTGAGGTCGCACCTGCGAAGATACATCAGTTTCGTCTCGACTAAAAGGCCACCCGTCCAGGACAAAACTTGTGGTAAGCGTACTATGGTATTCCAACCACGGTGTCTTAATAAACTCTAACCAAGAATGTCTCGGAACTTTTGTTGGGAGAACATGAGAACCTACCCCCAGTAGGCATTTCGGTGCTGAAAAATTTAGGTTTCCATAAATGTCAGGTACGACACTCATACCACCTGTTTCTCCACCCGAATCAGGTTTGCTGGTTGGGTCGTCAAAATCAAACCAATCACCAAGCATCTCATCTACTTGGTGAAAACCAGCTTGAGCAGCATTTCGTAAATGCGCTACGCCGGATGTGGCCAGGTACTTCGTGAGTTCCGTCTGCATAGCAGAATAAAGAATCCCAGCGGCAGCTGAAGCCTGCATCTCAGCGATTTCGTCCTCCTTTGCGAGAGTAGTAGAATTAGCAATTCGCGGTCCAGCAACTTGCACACCATGCAGAGAACACCATAGATTTATAGTAACACTTCTAGGAATAGAAGAGTCAGCAGAATAGATCCACGGACCTCCGATTATTTTGAGATCGGTGAGCAAATTAAAATTAGGAAACGGTTCCTCTGTAAACTTGACAAAATCAAGCCACTTATTGAGAAAATTCCAAGGGACCATGATTCTTCCACTGTTAGCAGAGGAAAAATCTGCGATTTGACAATCAGAATGTGACAGTAATCCATAATCATTGTCCAGATTATTTGAACTACGTCTACCATCAAGAGGGACACACGTAAATCCTAAGGCTCCCCAAACTTGAGGCACTGACATTATTTGGTATCTCCATTCCATAAAATCCCACCTTAAATAACGGAAGGTAGACATTGCATTCTTAAATGTCGTAAGGGCAAGAATTGGACATGCCACTACGTTCACTTGTGGCGATGAAGTAGTATAAACTATATCAGTCACTCTATACTCTCTTTCTAAAATTCGAGCAGGAGTTTGATCAGCCCAAGGCGAAATGTCACGAGGACGCGGCAATTTCGGGGCCAATGTTTTAACTTCAACAGGAGTTTCAACTACAAAGTCTACTAGTCCGTTGGATTCCACTTTCGTGGAGGGTTCTTCGTTTAATACGTTTTCGCTGATCAATTTAACGATGGGCTCTAGTTTAGCTGATCATCGTGCTAGAGCTCGAACCCCTAATTCTGTGAGGCGCGATTCGTGAATCCCTAGGGGTCGATTCCACGTCCATGCATTCCTCACTCACTGTTGCCAGTGGTTTATTTTGCTCAATTTATACTCGAGAGCTAGAGATATTAGTTTAATGTCATTGCGGACGGGACAAAAGTTATGAGCGATTGCTCATCATTCCAGTACCCCAGCGGTCTTCGTAAAATTCATACGAACCTGCTGTGTACGGTATATTATAA